CTATGGAAAAAACATAGGGTAATCTTATTCTTATTTTTTAAATAAAGGAAATTAAAATGAAACAAATTAATAAAGCTAAAATGCAACAAATTGAACAGTTTACAGGTAAACAAAACAAGCAATTCAAAGTAGTACCTAACCCAGTACATGAAAAACTCTTTAATGAAATCGTTGACGGTGTAGTTGCCGAAATCATTAAAGAATCTGGTGCTGATAAAACATACGAAGAGAATATTCGTATCTTAGCAGAAACCAATAAAGATGTAACTAAAATCAATGTAGCTACTATCTTTAATTCTGTTAATACAGCTATCGCCAATCCTAAAGATACAGAACATAAGGATAAATATAAAGAGCTTTATGCTCTCTATCAACCTAACATCTTTATCGATGCTATTTTGAGAAAAGTATTTAAAGCAGTAAACGATAATGGTTATACCACCCTGCTTTCTGAAGACCGAAACAGTTACTATCTGGCTGATATGAAAACACTCCGTCCAGTAGCACTCTTCCGTGAACAGAAGACATACGACCGTCCAGAACGTTATAAATCTGCACATCCATTGGCTTATGCTATTTTCTTAACCAATGACAAAAATGAATGGGAACCTATCAAATACGATTTGGTAGATTATGTATTTAAGGAAGGTGATTATGATTTCTATCCAGCGCGTAAAGCAGAAGATATCGACTTGGTTGAATTTACTGGTATGGTGTCTTTGTATACTGACATCAATTATGCTTTTGGTATCATTAAGTATTTCCAGAAATTAATGGAAAAAGCTAATGCTTCTGGTGAAATGGTTCAACCTGATTGGGCTATTGTACCAGTAGACATTGATACACTGAAGTCTAATTATTGGTATAACGATGAGATTAAAATCTTCTCTGTTAGTGCGTATGATTTGGTGTATCCAGATGGTGATAACTGTATTACTGAAGGTATGGAAAATCTGGAAGGTACAAATGTAGAAGATATTTCAGCTACTGCTGGTAAAGTGACAGCAAAAGCAACTAAGAAATTATCTCTCAAATCTACTACCAAACACTATACCCATACAGATTACGATGTCGTAGTGGTTGAAGTAATCGATACTGATGGTAATGATATCATTAAGATGAATCCAAATGACTTTACCGATGTATTTGGTGAAATAACCACACGTGTGTACGAAACATTGCCTAAAGAAAAAGGATTGGTTAATGCTGAAATTCTTAACCCAGTAGGTGGCGGTAATGTGTTCTATATTATCCAACCATATGTTAAAGAAATTGTTCCGTATATCGGAATGACACACGATATCGTATCTGGTATTCTCGAACCTCTTCACCATAGTTGTCTGATTGAAAATCTGGTAGAACAAAACAGTAATAAGATTATTGATTTGATTCGTATGTTACCACTCTTGAAACCAGGCACTAAGTTAACAGATATCAAAGAAAACTTACTGTATCGCTTCCATGATTCGTATCATGAAGAATATGTAGGTTTTGGTGGTAGTATTTTAACCGACCTCTATTTGGAATCTGTACCGGCAGCGGAATTACACAGTACTGAATCTTCTGATATCCAAGTCGATACTAGTCTGTATTGTGTCTATACCATTAATCCAGTAACTGCTGTAAAATATGGTATTGATAACAGTAATGTGATTCGTGCTACCAAAGATATCCCAAGTTTTGATTCTCTCTATGTGATTGCATTTAAAACACGTGAAGAAGCACAAGCATATGTTGATTCCACTAAGAACCCATTACACTACTGCATTGTAGAAGATGTTATTAGCTTTAGCAATGTGGTTGAAGTTAATGGTAAACTCTACATGGAATATAACCATAACTTCTTGGATTATGCTTTTAATGAAAATGGTGAAAAAGCCTTTATTCGACATGTCTTTTAAACCACTAATCGTTATATAAAATATTTTCAAACCTATACTATTTTACTGAAGGGAGTCAATGTCGATTTCCTTCAGTATTTTATTTAAACTTAATCTTTAAAAAGGAAACCTTAAAATGGCTATTAATGAAACCGTTAAAAAAATCGCTGACGTAGTAGCGGAAAAACACCTGTCTTTCGATGCTGAAACTCGCACTCTGAAAACCACTGGCAATGCCATGGAAAGTGCACTGGCAGTGATTAACGAGGAAGAGAAACTTGGTTTGGATGAAAAACAAATCAAGAACACCTTCCAAGCATTGAGTCTGTTCACCGCAGGCACTGGTTTGGCTACCGGTGAAGCCGGTATCAAAGAGATGAAGAAAGATAAGTCTATTGATGCCCTGACTGCTGAATTTGGTGTGACCAAGCAAGTGAAAGTGAAACACACTGTTTCCCGTGACTATGAAGTTACTCCGATTCCTCGTAATGGTGAAAAAGTAGAGCCTGTTACTAAACACGGTCGCCTGGATACTAAACTGGAAGTATCCAGTGTTAAAGCTCGTAGCTCTGCTAACTTGGCAGCCGTACGTGACCATCTGTACGCCCAAGGCGAAGAGAAATTGGGTAAGTAACATTTGTATAGTATTCTAGGTAGGAAGCAAACCCTACCTAGAATATTTTTTAATTAAAATGTTTGCATCTTATATAAAGGAAACCTTAAAATGGCTAAACTCACTAAACAAACTGTAGCTGCTGTATCTAAAGGCAAAAAAGAAACTGTAGCTAAACCAAAAACCAGTCCTAAAACAGCTTCTAAAGTAACAGCAAAACCTGCTGCTACTAAAACCACAGCTAAACCAAAAGCAACTGCGCAGAAGACTACACCGAAAGCTGCTAAACCAGCAGGTGCTACTACTGGTGTAACTTTGGCTAAGACTACCGATATTACTGCTAAACCAGTTACCAAAGCAAAACCAGTAAAATCACCAAAAGTTCTTCTTAAGGTAGAAGCTCCAAAGACTCTTCTTGAGAAAGATAAAAAGAAACCTCGTAAACCTCGTAAACCACGCTCATTCAGAACGGATACTTCTAAGTTCCGTAAATACAATAATGAGTTACGCATTAACTTGCGTAACTTGATTTACGATAAAGGTTACACAATCGCTAAAGTTGCACGTGAAATGGGTATCCTTCCCCATTATTTGTTTAATGTATTAAAATTGAACAAAACCTCCGAAGGTGGTAATGATGCCGTTGTTGTACTTGACATTGCGTACGCTGTTTGTAGTGTAATTGGTGCCAACATCAGTTCTGTATTACCAGAAGCAGAGATTGTAAACCCAATCTACAAAACAAAAACCGATGTTACTGATAAAGTAAACGAGTTGCAAGAAGAGAATGTTAAACTAAACTTTCTCTTCACTCAAACCAAACAACAGCTCGATACTCAATCTGTTAAATTAGCTGCAAGTGAAGCCAGAGTAAAAGAACTGGAGAATTTTCTTGAAAGCTCATTTAACAAAATAGGTAAAATTAGAGAAAGACTTGCGAATATTTCTAAATCGGAAGAATCTAAGTCTTAATTAAAAGAGAGGATCACTCCTCTCTTTTTTATAAAAGGAAACCACATGAATAAGCAACAAGAACTGATGTCTCTATTTAAAGAGTACACCAGTAAAACAAAACGCGAAACTTATCGTGATATTTGTATTGAAAATAATGTTATTACAGATATTATTAAAGTGATGAATACGTCATTTTACGTATTATACCATAACCGACTAGATGAGTTGTCTAGTAAGTTTAGTAAGTTTGTGGAAAACTACGGTGATAAAGAATATCTACCTTCTTTGTTATTGGATACAGACTTTACCGAATCAATTGGTAGTGATGAAATTAAAGTAGCTACCAAAGATTGGGTAGTCTCTACTTTGTTTATTATCCGTATCTTCTTAAAAGAAGAATCCAGTTCTACTTCTTGGCAAGACTCTAAGATTTTGGATATCTTCCAAGGTCTTCTGAATGAAACCTTAGATCGTGAAGTCAACAACCTTAATGCACGTAAGAAACCATTGAATAACGATGAAGAAAATCTTTTGATTCTCATTTCATCTATCAGTGTTTATTGTGTAGCTGAAGGTTTAGATTCACCGTTAGGTCAACGTGAAGTAAATATTGCGTTTAAAGAAGCCATTAATAGTTGTTTTAGTAATTGTTATCCCACTAAAGAATCAATTGAGTTTATTACAACCAAATGTGGTAAACGCTTAGGTAACAAAATGAAACGACTGCTTAATAAGGTAACTATCTCCTCTATTTCAGATTACATTTTATAAGGTACGCATGATGGGTAAAATGGAAAAATTTGTTTTTGTATCAGGTTGTGAAGATCAAGATGTGGAAGAAGTCATCAAACTAGATAGACATCTTATTGATATCGAGAATAAGGTGATTGATGCATTACATAGTTTTTCTAAAAAAGGAAAAGACATTAGCACAATCGATTATGAAGAACAAGGTAAATTAAATATTAGTGAATACTATTATCCATTGGGTATGGCATCAATAGCTTATTCTCGTACAGTATTCACATTTGAAAAAGAAACCATTGATGCTTTATTAAATAAATTATCAGGTGGTGAGACCATTAATTGGAAAACTGAACACATCAATATAACATATGTTAGATGGATGCATTCTGTTAAGAGCAATTTATATCACATCTGTGAATGCTACGACACTGAAGAAGTGAAAATCCTAGATTTCTGTAGACGTATCGTTATTGTTAAAGATGAAGAACGAAATACGAGATACGGATTTGTGTTTCTCACCCTACCATTGGGTTATGATAAAAGACTGGCAGCTACTGGATCTTATACAGAATATCACATGCTACCGAAAGAATCAGTTGAATTAGTATGTGAGGAAAATGAAGCACATAACAAAGTTATAGATAATTATCTTAACGTACCTGAAGTTTCAGATGAAGAGAATATTGATAATCCAGGATATAAATGGTATAATCAAACATTCATTGATTTTGAAATAGTGCAGTGGCAAACATACGTTAAAGATAATCTTTATAATGGAAAAGATAAAAAGTATGTTAACTGATAGAACTATAGTAGAGAGGGATAACCTCTCTACTATAGCTATCTTTTATTTTTTTATCTTTGTTCTACTTTATACGTTAAGTATACAGTTAGGTGATTAGTTGATTCCATTAACTCGTAAAGAGCTGGAGCACCTATCTTCACTTGGTCTACACCAAGATTACCATGGATGAATAGAATCAGAATAACGTGTTTATTACCACGTACAATTAAGTCTTTAATTAATTCTACATCTTCATCTTTTACCAAATGGTGTTCCATAGTAAAGATAACAGGGTGTGGTACACCTTTAGCTAAACCTGCTACCTCATGGATAATATTATAAATACCTACACCCATTGGATTGACACTCTCAACAGATAGGTGTGTGTCATGTACAGCAGCAGGTGTATCAGCAATACCTGTAACCACATCATTACGACCTAGTTTGTAATTAAAATCAGCAGAACTACCATCTAAATCACGACCTAATGATTCTACCATTTCTTCTTTACCGTCTTTTGCATACATGTCATTTAGCTTCTTAGCTACAGATGTTGCAAAATCACCGTAAATAGGTACATCGTAATTATTTTGTTCAATATCGGAGTTAATGCTTTCTAAACTCAAATCACCGATATATTTCATTTTACCAAATACATGAATAGTCATTTTTAATTCCTTTTAAATATTATTAGGGACTAACATTTGCATGAAGTCATATTTCATTTCCTCATTACCCAACCATTGGATACGAGAAGCATATTTTAATTCTTCCAAATACAATTCATTAGCATCAGCATAACTGTCAATAAACTGTAAAAACTCACCCAATTCAGCACCACCATCTAATTTAGCTTGACCAATTCTAATTTTTAACTTACGATAAATGTAAGCTTTAGTAGCCAGTAATACTAATTTCTTAATATAATCAGCAGCAGTAATAGGAATATTATTTAATTGAGGGTCATTTTCAATAATTAACTCAATATAGCAGTTTGTTGTAATATAGCTAGTACGTCTGATTCTAAATGAATTACCAGAAATCATATCTACTTTAACTTCGTAGTTCAGAGGTATACCAGCAGTATTGTTTGCCATCTTTTGAGCACCAGTTAAGATAGCACCACCACTAGAAGTAGGCATACTTAAACCACCTGTACCAAGACCACCTGTTTCTGCATATAGGTCTAATAGATTAACACCTAATACAGTAATAATTTTCCTATTGTTGGTTACTTCATCAGGTACAGTAACAATCCAATCAGTAGGTGTTACCATCTCTACCTTACAATCACGCATAGGTACATTAAGTTTGGTAGCATACTCAATATTCAAATCAGGCATAACTCGTTTATTGATAACTTCCTGAATAATCATTGCGTCAGCACTGACAGGTGCGAATCGATTCTTACGAAAAGGAATAACAAATGCCTCTTCAATAATCTCATCAGGTATTTCATTATAGATATTGTTAATTGAAAGTGATAACATACTCATCACAAAACTCCTTATAAAACTGTGTAATATTCATACGTTACTCTATTTTTATTCTCGTATATATTATTAACTTGAAGACGGTTTTTCGTAGAAATATTTACGGAAAAAGAAAATTATGAAGAGTAATTATTTATAAAAAGGAAATAGAATGTCCGATATTTTACCCTCCCAAGAAATTATTAAATGGCCAAATCCATTAGAAGAAGTCAAACGCATTATGTATTATGCTACTGTGTTACTAGACTATCCAGATGGATTTGAGGAAGATTTGGTAAAAGCTGGTCTTAATACCGAACCTAAACAAACAAGAAGGAGTGAAGTCATTGCGGCTATTGCTTCTAATATTAAAGACCACCAATATAAATTAACTTCTGTTAACTGGTTTACAAATCTTGGTATTAACCACATCTACCATGAAGAATTATTGAAACTAGATATTCATCTTAGTCGATGGAATTATCTTAAAGTCTTAGAAATGATTATTGGTTATTGGTTAACTAAATACCGCCAAATGTGGGTATTTAATAACCTAGGAAGATATCCTCTTAATGCCAATAATCTAATGGATGAAATTAAGAAATACCAAGAAGATGAAATCAGCCGTGAAGTTACATTAGGTGGTTTAGAGGAATTAGCTCTTACTAATACTTTAGAAGAAGTATTTCCAGAAACCATTAAAGCACTGAATGATGCTTACGAGATGTCTGATACATCTACTTATTTCTTAGATGAAAGAAACATCGATAAAAACGGATTGGTTATTCCTGTCACGTTCGTGATAGACCCAATTTATCTTAGTATTATATTTGCACACTGAGTGAGGGAATAAATGAGTTTTGAAAAACAATTACTGGAAGAGAACGGCCATTACATCGATATCGCTCCTACAGTTACAGTGCACAATATTTCCCATATCCTAGATGCATTGGATATTACCCTGATTAATCATGGTAATGAACATCAAGAAATTGAAGCATATGGTGGGTATGGTTTTTATAATCCTATTACAGGTGAAAAACTAATCGAAGAAGGATTACCTTATTATTTGGAAACAGATAACGAAGTAGTTGTCTTTGAGCAAACAGATGAAATGATGAATCGATTCTATCGCAATAATATATACAATCTTGTTGATGGTAGAATTAAAGATAAGCTAATTCATCGTAAGAAAGACAATAGAAATATTACGATTGCTACTAGTTTTCGCTATTATAGTATTTCTATTATCAATAAGATTTGCCAATACGTAACAACTACTCACCTACCAGAACAATATGGTGGAATAGATAAATATCGATTAATTACAGATATTATTCGAGAGTATTTCCAACCAGTAATGGCTGAATTTTCTAAAGTAAAAGAAATCATTCCTAGCTTGAATATCCCATATGGTTTAAACACACATCCAGTGTTTAAAATGTTGATGTCAGTTATTGATGATATTAATGATTTCATTTCAGTTCTTAAAGATAAGACTCCACGGATATTGTGTCAGTGTATGCATTATCGTGGATATCTTTTAGTAATCAATTACGGTGATTTCCGTATTGTGGAATGGGAACTCATGAAGATGTTAAGCGTAGACAGAGCGACTAGTGTCGGTCAAGATGATTCGTTTAATGCTTCTAATACCAGTATGGTTTCAGCCATGCCACAATTGCTTACTTTAAATATTTTGGATAGTTATTTAGAGATGACAAAGAAAGAATGCTTAGTTAGATACGAGAGCTTACTTTTAACACTAGTGTAACTATTTAAAACGGACATGAAAATGAAAACTGATATCCCTTATCTGGATTCATTTGAAAAGAATACGGTAGTAGGTGTAGTAGATGTTTCCGTAATGGACTTATACTTACACTTACACCGCGTTCTTTCTAATAGAGAACTTAAGCAAGGTTCTTTTTTTTTAAGAGAATTAGGTTACGATTCTTTAGATAGTTTGATTAGAGAATTTGTACCTAGATTATTCGATGAAGTTTTTTTAGATAAAGATAGTAATGCTTATACTGACTTTACAGATGTATTAGTCAATATGGGTCTCTCACTATCTGAAATTGACCAGGCTGTAGATATTTTAATTGGCGTAACTACACCTATTTTTAACCAAGTAATTTTTGACGATAAGACAAAGTTCTTTGCTTCTATTTCGTCAAATGAGAAAGATTTAATCCCGACTATGCGAATCAGTTACTTGAATACTACTTAACCAACTTAACTTTTTTATTAATTCTAAGAGGTAAACCATTATGTCATTAGGAAGTTTTAAAATCAATAAAGTAGAAATTCCAGATAGTCTAGATACTGTATGTAATATTATTGAAAACATCGTACAGGAATCTATTAATAAACTGGCAGTTATTGATTTCATCATACGCCAAGCAGTTTCTAAATTACATGAAGATTTAGACATTAAACAAATTGCTTCAGAAATCGCTGAAGTTATTTTGTTTACAGAAGCATTTTCAGTGAGTTTACCTCTTTATCAAAATACCCCAATAGTATCGTCAGCTTACTTACGAATAAAATCTTGTTTAATAGACATTGTTAGTTATTTATTAGAATATTTGCAAAAGAGTCATTATCGAAGTAGCTTTCTAGAAGATAATAAAGTAGTATCGGTATTTGACTTAACTATATTAGAGATAATCCATGAGTAACCGAACTTACGATATAAATCATTTTAGAAGTAATAATATCGGTAATTTAATTAATAATGAAATTGAAAAAAGGAACCAAAAACTCGAAAGTGAAATAGTAGATACATTTATTAATTTACCAGATGAGTTTATCCTAACCGATGGGAATGCTATTTTAAAATGCTTTAGAATGTTAAACCAACAAATTAGATTTAATGTTCAAGAGTTCTTTGATTACATGATGTATTTTAATACTCTATTAAATAGCTTTCCTTTTCAGTATTTTTACAATAAAGAAAACATCTATCGTACGATATACGAAGCACCTTACGATAAAATGTTTGAATTTAGTAAAAACAGTGGTGAAGTAGAAACATTGAAAGAAATCAGTGTTGATATTTTTATTACCATTATTAACACCATTATTAATGAAAAGCTTTATATTGAAATCAATGGTCAGCCAATAATGTGTTATCGCATTCGTAATTGGGATCAGTTTTCAATTACTCTAATTAAATATAACCCATGGGTATAAAATCATGACAAATCCAACAAATACTATTCGACAACTAGAAGTAGGTAAAGTCTATTCGTTTGACACCTACTCTCCAGAAGTATTAGGTACTCGTTTAATTAACGTAGAGTGCCTAGCAGTAATGAATGCACAAACTGCCATTTCCTCTGGATTAGACATCAAGTCATTCCATGAAAGAATGAAACCTCATTTACCAGCAGGTTATAATAATAATCCATTCGACATGACTTATGTCAAACTAGTCAGTGTAGATGGTAAAGAAACAATCTACGCTATGGATTGGATTAATCGTTCTACTATCCAAGAAACATCTCCTAATAAGATTACCGTTACAATTAATGGTGTATCTAATAATGACGTTGAGATTATTCGTAAAGCATTAACCATGCAAGGATATACTGATATTTCAATCGTATTATCAGAACGATAATTTACACTATATATGAATAAAGTGATTTTTAAGACTAATTGCTTCGTTCGTATTTTCCTAGTTTGTTTATTTAAAGTTGATTTTATTCGTTTGCCTTTGATAGTTGAAGAAACAATAAGGCTGAATATCTATTGTAAGGGTAATCCCTCGGTACACTTCTAAACAAAGTTCTACGATAGATAGTAATTCTATAAACTAGTCATATCCGGTCATTCTTCGTTCACTCCTCCGCCGGCTCAGACTACACATGGAAGCGAATACAAGTACCGAAAATATTCCATAGGTGGATAATGACCTAACGACCACCTTAATCAGTGAATTAATAGGGACGGTATTTACTGAATCGTTTTGGTTTCCTTTTAAAAGAAGTTGATGATAAAAAGCTATAGTACCTCTAGAGTAGGATATCCTACTCTAGAGGGAATTAGTTTATTATGTTTTTATGAGGTCGATGGATACTCGATTAATGTTAATCTTTAAATTGAAAAAGGATATTATAATGTCTGAAAAGAAATTCCCTAAGCTCCCTATTGAGCTAGAACCTACAGAGAAACCTTTGGAATCTGATTCTACTTTGATTGCTGGTTTGAAAGTTGTTTACAACGATGAAACATTGCCTAAAGATGAACACAATGACCAATTGGTAAAAAATCGTAAAGCAATGTATCGTGGTGAATTGCCTCCAGCTAAAGAAGAAAAAGCTGATGGTAAAGCCGGTAAAGAAGCAGAAGCTGCTGGTGGTGAAGCAGCCGCTAGTCGTGCTAACTTCGTACCTCCAGTAAGTGCCGAAGCAGGCCGTGCTGGTGAAGGTGATAACGTAACTGGTGAGGAATCTCGCCGTGGTGGTAAACCAGCTCATAATACCGAAACTTCTGAAGCCCGTTCTGGTGTCTCTCCTGAAGCTTAATCTAAACTAACTTACTATACGCCGACCTTATGGTTGGTGTATAGTAAATATTATTAGTACCTTATCTTTTTTGATAGTGATTATTTTAACAGGAGTTCTAACTATGTCTTATCTAGATAGAATAAATATAGATTTTGATAGAGATTTATTCATTCTTCCAGTAGATGAGTATAAAAGAGATATTGACCCAATTGGTCAGTATATCGAACAACAATCTCAATTCCTCCACATCATGGAAGATATCTCTCTCGAAGAAGCAGAAGCATTTGTTAAGAAAACGATTGGTAAAGAAGGTAAATACCCAATTATAAACCCAATGGTAACCTATGTACGTAAAGATGAATATGGTGACCGAGTTAAAGATAGAACCAGTTTACTAGGTTATATTAATTCTACCTTAAAAGAGAATGAGGTATTAACAGCAACATTTACTACATTCGTTAGTCAAGATAAAAAACTATCTTATATTTCAGAATACGTAGACCATCAGATCCCTAAGCGTAAAAAATTAAAGAAACTCCAATTCCAAAAGAAACAAGAAGGTGACAAAGTAGGCGAAGCATTTGCTAATAATGGACAGAACAATATTAAACGTTCTATTAACTCTATTTCAGGAGCTTCCTCTATTGTCTCTACGCCTATCTACATGGCCTCTATGCACCCTATCCTTACTTCTACGTGCCGTATGACTTCAGGCTATGCTAATGCTAACAATGAGAAGCTATTAGGCGGTAATCGCCATTACCATAACCCAGATGTCACCATTAATAATCTTTGTGTATTAACTTATCGAATTAATGAAGATAAGATTGAAAAGTTTCTTAATGATAATAACCTTTATGTTCCTACAGCTGAAGAGTTATTTGAAGATATCTTAAACTCCACTCGTCTTTATTGGAGATGGTCTGAAAAAGAACAAATTATCTTAGAATTCTTAAAGAAATGTAATCGAGAGCAAAGAGCTTCTATTGCATTTACTTACGACATGTACCTAATGCGTAAATATAACCCAGAATTCATGAAAAAGTTTATCATTCGTTTAGCGACTAATAAAGTACCTGATTCCGACATGACCATTGCAGATGCTAAAACCATCTTTAGTAAAGCAAAAGAATCTATTCGTAATATTGGTATCCAGATTAATGCTGATTTAGTAAAAGGTTTGAAAGAAGACCAATACGTAGATACAGATACTATTTTAAAAATCAGTAGTTGTATTGTTAACATCTACCAAACCTTTGAATTATACAGTGATTATATTACCACATTCTTAAGAAGTAACCATATCCCACCATCTTTAGCTATGTTCCCAAATAGCTTAAGGAAGGTGGTATTAATGTCAGATACAGACTCCTCTATGTTTACCACACAAGGTTGGACAAACTGGATTGTAGATGAAACTAAAGATGAAACCTTGCGTTTCCCTGTATTTGCAAATATCGTAGGTTTAGTAGATGCTACTTTAAAACATCACTTGGCCATTATGTCTTTTAACTTAGGTGTTTCTAAGAAGAAATGGTCTTTGATTTCCATGAAGAATGAATTTAGTTTTGATACATTTGCTTCCATGGGTAAAACCAAACATTATATTGCTTCGATTAACTATCAAGAAGGCAACGTGTATAATAAGATTTCTATTGAGAAGAAAGGTGTTCACTTAAAGAACTCTAACTCACCTCAAGAAATCATTAATCATGCTGAAGATATTATGCTTCGTCTTTATAGTATTAAAGAGAGAGCAGAAAGAAAACTCGATAATTGTTCTGTTAAATTAACCAGCATTCTTAAAGAAATTGCTGATGAAGAAAGAAAGATTTTCAGAATCGTAGACCAAGGTGATGTAGAATACTATCGGTCTAAACAGATTAAAGACGAAGAAGCGTATAAGAATGATGGTGAGAATTCACCTTATGCTCATTATACATTCTGGAATGAAACATTTGGTCATTATTATGGTTTTACAGCACCTCCACCTTATAGTGCATTTGATGTAAAACTAAGTATTAATAACAAAACCAAAATGAAAGAGTTCTTAGATTCGTTTGAAAATCAAGAATTAGCAGATAAAATTAGAAAGAATATGGAAAGACGTGGTAAAGATGTATTGGGTACCATCAATATCCCGTATGAAGTATTCGTAGGTAAGTCTATTCCAAAAGAGATTATCCCTTATGTAGCTAAGCGAGAATTGGTGGCAAATATTTGTAGCCCTTATTATATCGCATTAGAAGCAGTAGGTATGTTCTTCTTGGATAAAAATGTAACTAAACTAATTTCAGATTACTATTAAATAAGGAAACTAAAATGGATAATATCTTCTGGGGTGTTTACCTAGCAGATATCGTAGGTACATTGAAAGTATCAGCTATCGTATTAATTGCTGTATCAACAATAGTTCTTTGGGTGTTAGTGGGTTTAAAGTGTGATAATGTTAACATACCTCGATGGCAATTTATAACATCTGGTATTGTATTGGTTCTTTCTGTAATCATTAATATTTTCACACCCAGTAAGCAAGCCATATACATCATGTTGGGTGTTAAAACCACCGATGTTATTTTAGACCAACCTGTTGCTAAAAAGACCATCGAACTCTTAGAATTGAAGATTGATAAAGAGTTAGATGAAATTAAAAAGGAAACTAAAGATAGTAAGTAAATATATCTCTACTCTACCTTAATAGGTAGAGTAGAGTATACTTATCTATGTTTTTATTTTTATAGATTAAATAACCATTCAATTTCTTCAACATACAAATCATGTAAATCAGAAATCCTACTGTCTTTAAATACACGACCTCCATTTAAAGAAATCAATTCTTGTCTTAAACGTGTTAGATAACCACTATTGACATTCTTATCTTGCATACCAGGTGTTAATAGACAATGCTTTAAGAACCTAGTCATAGCTAATACATATATCCATTTATTTTGTCTGGTTAATAATATCTTAGGAGTATCCATAAACTCTAATGCTCTTATATCACCTACACCATGGATATTAGCAGCTATCTTTTCAATAGGGTAATTACCCTTTCTAGCCATATTCCAGATATCCTCAATATCTTTATCTAACTCTTTACTATTATTGTTTATGTAAAAAGAAGTACCAGCATAATCAATCGTTTTAGCCATAGAGTCATCGGTTAATAGGATATTCTTATTAATAATTACTTGATTAATGTGGCTAGGTAACATATTAGGTAAAACACACATTCCTAAGAAATATCCTGTATTAGGTAATTTATGGTCAGGATTGACTAACTTTATTTCTCTATGGTGTCTTAACCAAGCAGCATACTGTAAATGCAATAAATTGATGTCAATTTGAATAATAGCAAATCCAGGTCTATCTACATAGTTCTTACTGGTCATTAGGTTATAACTAATATGGTTTTGGTCATGACGTAAAACAGTAACAGGTACTAAGTCTTGCCAGTTTTCTTTTACATATTCCCAATCCCAATAGTTATCGACTTGTGTAATGATTTCAGTAGTAGTAGGGCCGTAGAAGTTACCATAGTGTAATTTACCAATACTTCGGTCTGAAGATAAACCTAATGCATTTGCATGATACCATGCTTTATCGTTATTATAAACATATGCAGATACAAATTTATCAGGCATGTTTTTAGGCATGGCAAATGATTCAATAATACGGTGAAGAATATGGTAACCACCTACGTAATAGTAATTGTTACGATACCAGTTAATGGCTTTAGCTAGTCGGTTATCAATAACCCGATTAGCGAATTTTAGGTGCCACACATCCTCTTTACGAAACCGTGTAGGAAATCCGACTAGATTAAACATATTTGTAGTCTTTCTTATTTAAATAGGTATTAGAATAAAA